ACAAGGTGTAGATAAAGTTATTTATACAACAGAAAATCATAGGTGGTATGTATTAGGTAATAAAGAGACTGTTATTACAATAGGTCTTAAACCTAAAGATATATTAGAATCTAATAATGATATAGAGTGGGCAGTAAAAGATATAGAGGAAACAGATCGTTTTGAAGAAGTATATTGTGCAACAGTAGAGGGACATGGTAATTTCACTTTAGATGGAAATATTGTAACTGGAAATTGTGCTTTTTTTGGACCTTACACAGCAAATAACACACAATCCTATGCTCGCTTTCAAACACCTAAAGATGTAGAAAGATATGGTAGATATATAGAAGACCCAACAGCTAAAGCTACATTGAAAGTGACCTTTAGGTCTTGTGTTGCTAAAGGGCTTCGTGGTGCTGGTAATATTTGTGTGATCATGGATGAAATCGCCCACTTTACTGAAACAGGTCAAAGTGGTGCAGAAGAAGTCTATAATGCTGTTGTTCCTTCTACATCAGCTTACTCCCCTAAAGACCCCACTGATCGTAGAATCCCTGTGGGTCCCGTAGAAGGTCGTGTTATATCTATTTCATCTCCTTTAGGTAAACAAGGTCTATTCTATAAATTATTTCAAATCGGTATGCAAGGCGGTAAAGCTTCTAGTAATATGCTTTGTGTACAAGCTCCTACATGGGAAGTAAACCCTACAGTACCTGCTACCGAATTTGAAAAACACTATTTAAAGAACCCTACAGTATTCTTTACAGAATATGGTGGTGAATTTACAGATAGAACAAGAGGGTGGATAGAGGATAGTAAGGATTTACTTAAATGTGTAAATCCTAAGAGAACAGCAGTAGATAGAGGACTACCTAAGAAACCTCATTTTGTAGGTATAGACTTGGCTTTAGTAGGTGACGGTACTGCTATTGCTGTAGGTCATGTAGAAGGAGATAAAATTGTATTAGATAAAATAGATATGATTAAAGCAGGTGAGGGTAAGTTTGCTAGTAAAGAGAGATTAGATTTTGATGATGTAGCTGATTGGGTATTAGACTACTCTAAGAAATTTTATATCACAGAAGGGATATTTGACCAATGGGCAGGTATACCATTTGAACAAGCCTTACAGAAGAGAGGTTTGAGTCAGATGAAGACAGTTAATATGACTAAGCAAATAACAAGTCAGATGTTTCAAAATTTCAAAGATATGATGTGGGATGAGAGATTAGATTTATATGACAAACCTAATGCTGAGAATACAAATCAGCATGAGGCATATTTAAATGAATTGATGGAGCTACAATCAACAGTACATAGTAAGAATTTAATCACAGTAGAAGCACCACAGGTAGATGGTAAGCATGACGATATGAGTGATGCTTTAGTGAGAATGGTATGGATAGCTAGTCAAAATGTAGGCAAACAAAAGACAATATATACTGCAGGGGGTAGTGGACTTGGTGGGATGTATAGTCCTAAAAGAGGGGGGGATATTTATTTTGGTAGAAACCCAGCTTTTGGGAATAATACAGGGAGAGTAGCACCTAAAACACCAACACCAAGAGGTGGTAGTTTAAGAGATAGGATAATGGGTAAAAGGTAAATCATTTATAATAGGAAATATGTTATTATATAAGCATAAGGGTGGTAAAATGAAACCAAGAGAGTTAAGTACAGCATATGAGAGAGTAATATCAAGAATCTTAGAAATAAGCTATGATGGTAAGAAAGACAATATAAATCTTATACATAGCATAGAAAAGATGTATAGTTTAAAGGGTGGTTCATGGGCAAAGTTCTTTAGAGGAGATACTGCTCATGCTTCCTTATTAAAACAATGTGCTAAAAAATTGGTTAAAGCTGAAGAGGAAATAAATGACAGAAGAAGAAAAGCCCAAAACAGTCAGTAAAGTCAATACTAAATCAAAGGCAAAAGTAAAGCCTGTGAGGAAATTGACAGCATCTGAAATGAAATCCAGAGTAAAAGTAGCTATGTCCACAGCACCTATGTTGGGTGGTGGGGGTAATTTTTATTCACCTGAGCTTTCAACAGACTTTCTCGAATTACCTCAGTCCTTAGATGAACAAAGGAACTTTTATAGGTTCTTTTATAGAACTGATCCTTTTGTAGGTCAAGCGATTGATCTACATACAGAATTACCTTTATCTAAAATTAGATTAGGTATGCCTGTAGCTAAGAATAAAGAAATTGCTCGTAAAGCATTATCCTTTTGTGAAAAATGGGCAAAAAGAGTAGGTCTTTTACATAGGCTTATTGAAATTATCCATGAATATAATTTATTAGGTGAGGTGTTTGTATTTTGTGAGGATAACAATCCTGATATGCCTAAAGAGGTAACACATTATAGGGTTACAAAGACTAAGAAAAAAGGTGCTGATGAAAAGAAAACTGAAGAACCTAAGAAAAACACTAAAGAAGAAAAAAAGAAAACAGAAGAAGTTAAAATAGAAATTAAAAAAGTACCTAAAAAAGAAGAGAAGCCTAAAAAAGAAGATCCTGAGGATGATGAAATTAAAATGATTTCAGATGAGTCCGAAGAAGAACAAGAAGAAAAAGAAGAATTCGAGGAGGTAGAGGAATACTGGAAAGAAAAAGAAAATGCTCATGAGGAAGCATATGCTTGGTTAAAGAAAAATTATAAGGGTTGGACTGCTGTTCGTATTCTTCCTCCCGAACAAGTACATATGGAATCCTTCCCTTTTACTGATGAAAAGATTATAGAACTTATTCCTGATAGTAAAACTAGAGATGTTGTAGAAAGAGCAAGCTTAGATGATCCTAATGCTTTGAGAATTGCTCAATCTATGCCACCTGATGTTGTAGATGCTATTCGTGAGGGTCGTAATATTCCTCTTAATACTAATCCTGAAGAGGGTAGCTTTGTATTCTTCATGGCAAGAAAGAAATCTCAATATGAACCTCGTGGACATAGTGTATTAGAAAGATGTCTCAGAATTTTGATCTTTAGAGATAAATTGAGACAAGCACAAACAAGTATTGCTTCAAGACATATGACACCTATTCGTTTAGTATATGCAGAAGATATGGATGCTATGGATGTTGAATCCTTGAGAGATCAAGTAGATTTAGCTTTATCTGACCCTGACTATTCTATTATCTCAAACTTTCAAGTAAATTGGGAGGAGATGGGTGCTGATAGTCGTTTATTAGACCTATCCTCGGAATATGATATGACAGATAGACAGATGTATGCAGGTTTAGGTGTAACTGAATCTCTTTTAAGTGGTGAAAGTGCATATAGTGGAGATAGAATACATCTCGAAGTCATTAACACTAGATATATGTTAATGAGAGAGGTTCTACAGGAAATGGTAGAAGAAAATATGCTTAAACCTATGTGTAAGAGAATGGGATTTATAGAGGAGGATGATGATGGTGAAGAGAGAGTAGTACATCCTACATTAACATTCACTCGTTTAGGTTTAAGAGATAACCAAGATACCTTTGATGCTTTATTTAACTTATATCAAAAGGGGTCTTTAGATGTTGGTGTGATTTTAGAGCTATTAAATATCGATCCTGAACTAACAAAGGCTAAATTAGCACAGGATGCCTTTACATTAAATGATAGCACCTTTAATGAGGTATTGAGAGGTATATATTCAGCTGCAGGGAATAGTTTAGCTGAAAATAGTGATGCTATTGAAAAGATAGCTAAACACTTAGGATTGAAATATGCTAAACCTGCACAGGATGGTGGTGGTAGATTCTAAAAAAATAACTCTTTTATAAATTGTATAAGGTATTATATAGCTTATACAAAGGAGTTAAAAATTATGATGTTTCGCAGAGCAATGATAAGAAGAATAGCAGCTCAATTTGCTGATAGTTTTTATAAAGAAATTGATAAGGCAGCTAAAAGCAAATATGGTCAAATGGGATTTGTTATGGTTGTATTAAAGCATAAGGGTGAAGATGCTGCTCTTGATCTTTTAGAATATATTACTAAACAAGATGCTGACAAAGAAACCTTAACAAAATATTCTAAGATTCCAGCTTTGTTAAAGCTAGTAAATATTGTAGATACTACTTTAGAATATCAAGAATTTGTCAGATATGCAGGTGAAATGGTATTTACACCTGACCAATTAGGTGGTGCTACTGAAATTGCTCTCGCAGATTAACGATAATTATCTTTATTCCCATCTATCCATAATTTATTTACTATTCCATTTAAGGTATCTAAATTATAGCTTCTCAAATAATGTGTTTCTGTATATCCTCTTAAAGATAGAATAACCTTATAAGTCTCATCTGGGACACCATTATCTAAAAACCCCTTATAAAGCACTATCGCTTTTAAAGAATCCATGTAGCTACAAGAAAATAAGGGATATTCTAAAATAGAATTTCTCTCTAAATGAGGAATAGGCATTAAATTTTCAGATTCTAAAACAAACCCAATACCTAATAAAACATCTTTAATCATACTTTTCTCTTTCTCGAAAATTAGAATATACTTTATATACAATTTTTGGTACTAGTCTAATAAAAAATGTAGGAGTCCTTATGTTAAACCTTTTGATATGTTCTGTTTTATTTTTCTTACTTATATATATACATATAAAGCTTTAGATTCTTTATAGCTCTCATTTTATTATAGGGAGATATATAGAATGAGAAGATATGCCGATTTAAAAAATACCCATCTTGAAAAAGATATGGATTTATTACCTATTATGAACCCTCTCTTTAATATGAGAGAGATTTGTAAGCAAATGGTTTTACTTGAAGACCATTTAAATAACATCCGTAAAAGATGTCCTGACTGTATAAGAAAGCATTTCTTAACTATTGAGGCTTTCTTTGAAGAAGCCTTATCCCTAGATAAGGATTTAAAATATTTAGATATACTAGAGGGTCAAGCTCAGAACATCAGAAATCTACAAACTGCTTGGCTAAGAACTAAGGATGATACTGAATTAAGTCGTAAAGCTTATTATCTAATTTCACAAAAATTAAGAGAGGTTAGAAAAGAACTTACTCCCTATTGCTTTGATGTTGTAGAAATGGATACTTCACCATTTAATAAGAAGTTTGCCTGCTCTTTATCTACCTGTCCGCATAGGGTCGCTAAATTGTATATTGCAACTAAAACATTAACAGAAAAAGAAGATAAAGAAGTCTCATCTATGGTTAAACCCCACCCTAAAAAGAAACCACCTAGACAGGATTTAAAGAAAACTAGAATGTCAGTTAATGATAAAGACCTTGAAGATTTGTCAGGTGATGGTGATAGGGATTTGTCTTTACACAATACTAAGGTAGGGAAACGATATTTTTATTAATTTAATATGCGGACCTAGTGTATGATATATCAATAAGGGTCGATAAAATGTTTGAAAGAATAGCT